TGTTAACCATTGGGATATTTTAGGTTCAGCTTCAGGAAAATATATTGGTAAAGATAAAAAGTGGCATACTGGTAATTATCTTTTTACAATTGATTGGGCACATCCAGATGCTAATATACTAGATACTGATCATTCAGAAATTCCAAACGAACATAAGTGTGCACATATTATGGCTTTAGATGATGGTAATTATGCAGCTCAACCTAATAATAGATGTATATGGGATTTACCTTCTTTTACTGTTAAAAATAATATTCCAGATTGGAAAGTTCAAACAAACGAATGGAACGTAGAAGATACAGGACAATGGAAAACGGAAGATACTGATAATTTCTTTTATGAAATTGAAGAAAAAAATATAGAAAGTTAGTAACTTTTGTTATATAATGTTTAACATAAAATGTTAAGGTTATTATATGAACATCTCGGAATTATTAAAAAAAAACATAGTAATGATACCTGTGGTTGCTTCTATTTTAGTTGGAACATTTACAGGAATTAGACACGTTGTATCTTTAACTGAAACTATCAATGCAAATAAAAAAGCTATTATTATCATAAATGATATTAATTTAAAAAATCAAATAAAATATATTTCTCAATTAACATTAAATCAAAATGAATTAATGATGAGAGTTGAAAGAGAAAAAGGAAATAACGCTATAGCACAAGATAAATTAAAATTATTATCTGAAAAGCTAAGACAATTAGAATCTGAATTTAAACAATTTCTTATAAATAAAAATAATTAATATGGAAAGTCTCAGGATGGATTATAGATTTACAGCACTATTAATAGTTCTTATGGTAATTTTAACATTATTTGGAGGACCGCAATAATGACTAAAAAAACTAATACATGGATGATAGGTTTATTAGGTACAATTTTAATGGGACTGAGTACTTGGGTAATTATTACTCTTGTAGAACTTCAGGTTTTAATTATGATGTTTCAACAAGAGCTTTTAGACTTAGATAAAGTTATTGGTAGGATATACTATCATATGGACAGATTAGCTAAATAAAAGACTTTCAAAATCAATATTTTTGTTTTATATCTCTATATAGGAAAGTATGGTATGAACCAGGAGGTATAATGTTATTATGAAAACTATGAAAAAAAAAGTAAAAAAGAAACAAGGTTTTAATGCAAGAAAAGATGAATCAATGGGCATGAAAAGTGGAAAAGAATCTTCTAAAAAAATGTCTATGGCTTCAAGAAGAAAAGTAGCTAAAGCTACACGTAAACCAAAAGGTACTTACGGCTTTAAAAAGTAAATGTTAATTAGGGAAGGTTTTAGTAAACAGATGACTACTCCAAAAAAGAAAAAACCAGGACTTTGGGCAAATATAAATGCTCGTAAAAAAGCTGGTACTTCAAGATCAAAAAAGAAATCTACTATTACAGCTAAAGCCTACTCTAATATGAAAGCTGGTTTTCCTAAAAAGAAAAAAAAGAAAAGAGCATAATGATTTCTAAAAAAAAGAAAAAAGTAAAAAAAGTAATTAAAGGTTTAAAAAAAGCTTCTAAATTACATGCAAGTCAAGCTAAGGTTTTAAAAAAAGTGATTAAATAATGGAAGTTGAACTAGATAAAAAGAAATTACAATTCACTAATGACGAAGGTGAAAAAGTTAATGTTGATGTAGATCAAGATCAAACTGAAAAAGATGAAGAAGTTTTTGAAAGTAATCATTATTCTAATTTAGCAGAAGAACTAGATGAAAAAGAAATTTCATTAGTAGGTAAAGATTTAGTAAGAGCTTATGAAGATGATAAAAGCTCTAGAAAAAACTGGGAAGATCAATATTCAAAAGGTTTAAAAATGCTAGGTGTAGTTGTCGAAGATAGACAAGATCCTTTTCCAGGAGCTTCAGGAGTTCATCATCCTTTACTTGCAGAAGCAGCAACTCAATTTCAAGCTAGAGCTATCGCTGAAGTTTTTCCAGCAGGTGGTCCTGTTAAGACACAAGTTATAGGAAAAGTTACAGATAAAAAATTAGAACAATCTCAAAGAGTTCAAGATTTTATGAACTTTCAACTTACATCGGAAATTCCAGATTATTTTAATGAATTAGATCAAATGTTATTTTATTTAGCTCTTGCGGGAAGTGCTTTTAAAAAAGTTTATTTTGATAATACTTTAGATAGAATTTGTTCTAAATTTGTACCAGCAGAAGAATTTGTAATCTCTATGGAGAATACAGATTTAGAAACGGCAGAAAGATATACTCAAGTAATGAAATTAACTAGAAATGATGTTAGAAAATATCAAATATCGGGTGTCTATAAAGATATTCCATTAAATAATGCTGAATCATCTCCAGGAGCTAATGATGGAGATATGGTAGAACAAACTTTACAAAGATTAGAAGGAATGTCTCCTAGTATGGCAGATAAAATTCATACTATATTAGAAGTACATACTAATTTAGATTTAGGTGAAGATAAAGATGAACTAGCTTTACCTTATATAGTTACAATAGATTATGATTCACAAAAAGTTTTATCTATTAGAAGAAATTGGAAAGAAGAAGATTCATTAAGAAGAAAAAGAACTTATTTTATACATTATAAATATCTTCCTGGCTTAGGCTTCTATGGCTTTGGTCTTATTCAAATGATCGGAGGACTACAACATGCTAGTACTGGTGCTCTTAGAGCACTACTTGATTCAGCTGCCTTTGCTAACCTCAATGGAGGCTTTAGAGCTAAAGGAGCAAGAATAGAAGGTGGAGATATTACTGTTTCACCTGGTGAGTGGGTTGAAGTTGAAGCATATGGTGATGATCTTAGAAAAAGTTTTATCCCTCTTCCTTTTAAGGAACCTTCACCGACATTACTTCAATTACTTGGAGTATTAACAGAGTCAGGGAGACGTTTTGCTTCTATCGCAGATGCAATGATTGGTGATTCAGCTGGATCAGGTCCAGTTGGAACTACTATTGCTTTAATAGAACAAGGTTCTAAAGTATATTCAGCTATTCATAAAAGAATTCATCAAGCTCAAGGTAGAGAATTTAAATTAATCTATGAATTAAATGGAGAATATTTAGATGATGAATATTCTTTTGAAGTAATTGGAGAAAATAAAAAGATTAGAAGAAAAGATTTTACTTCTTCTATTAGTGTAGTTCCCGTATCTGATCCTAATATTTTTTCTCAAGCTCAAAGAATAGCTTTAGCTCAAACAGGTTTACAACTAGCACAAGCTTCTCCTGATATTATAAATGTTAAAGAAGCTACAAGAAGATTTTTACAAGCTCTTAATATACCTGACTATATGGACTTAATGATAGAAGATGAAGATACACCTAGACGTGATCCAGTATCAGAGAATATGGCTTTACTTAATGCTAAACCTATTCAAGTATTTGAAGATCAAGATCATGAAGCTCATATACAAGTTCATTCTCAATTTATAAATGATCCTAGATTTGGTGGAAATCCTGAAGCTAAAGAAAGACTTTATCCTGCAATGTTAGCTCATATAGGTCAACACATGGCTTATCTATATCAACAACAAATGCAAGCTTCTGTTCCTGAAGGTAATCCTATTTCTTCTGGAGATTTTAATAGAGAATTAAATGATGAACCATCTAAAGAAATAAGTATTGAAGAAGAAAATAGAATAGCAGCGGCTGCAGCACAAGCTGCTCAACAACTAATGGGAAGTATGCCACCTTCTGAAGAACAACAAAAAGAATCAAGAGAAGATGCTAAAGATCAAGCTCAACTTCAATTAAAAGGCCAAGAACTTGAAATAAGAAAAGCTAGATTTATGCAAGGTGTTAAAGAAAGTGAAAAACAAAATGCCAGAAAAGACACTGAGACAAAAGCTAAAGTAGTAGAGATTGCAAGTAAAGTTGCAAGGGAAGATAAATCGAGAGATTAATGGCAATTAAAGCTGAAGAAATTAGAAAAGCTAAAAAGTTTTTAGAAAATAAAAAAATTTCTATAAAAAAAGTTAAACCTATTTTACTTGCTACAGTTGCTAGAGATTTAGAAGTAAGTTTTTCAAAAATAACAGACACTATAACGAAAGTATTAAATGGAACGCCTTCTTCAAGCGATCAAAAAAAACATTAAAGATCATAAAAGAGATTTATCACAAAATTTATTAAGTAAAGGTGTAGAGAATATATCTGAATTCAAACGTATCTATGGATATGGGCAAGGTTTAGATAAAGCATTTCAAATAATAAATGAAACAGTTGAAAAATATAAAAAAGGAGATATAGAAGATGAATAGTAACGAAGCATGGGCAACAGACGATAGTATACCAACACCAAAAAAAGTACCTCAACCCGTAGGTTATAGAATATTACTTAGACCTCGTGGAGTAGTAGAAAAAACTAAAGGTGGAATAATTTTAACAGATTCTAACAAAGATAGTCAGACTTACTTAAATAGTGTAGGACAAGTAATTGCTATGGGAACAGAATGTTATAGCGATAGAAAAAAACCTTGGTGTAAAGTAGGAGATTGGGTTATTTTTGGTAGATATGCAGGAGCAAGAGTTTCTGTACAAAATGTAAAAATGGTGTTATTAAATGATGATGAGATTATTGCAACTTTGGAAAGTCCAGAAGTAGTAACTCAA